CTTGTAACCCATTGGCAAAATCTTTCCCAGTTGCTAGTGCTAGTACCTCTTGTTACAGAGATAGCTGCCATTAGAATACTCCGGGTATGATTTGTCCTGTTGTTGCGTAGGCTCCTACAGCTGCTACGAATCCGAGCATTGCTGCCCAGCCATTAAATCTTTCTGCTTCTGGTGACATTAGTTTTTGTTTTGGTAATAGTTGAATAGGTGGTTCGTTTGGGTAGATGTTTTTCTTCCCGTATTCGGTGGTAATCATTTTTTCTTAGTTTTTTTCTTGTAAGGTTTTGCTGTTTTCGCTGACTTCTTAAAAGCAGCGGCGGTGGGAGCGCCCTTAGAACCCACCTTACGCATCTTCTCGCCAGAGCCAGCGGCGATCCGCTTTCTCTTGGCGTGAATGTTTGCGTATAATCCTCGCTTTGCCATTAGGCTTGACCTCCACCACCTTTTTTCTTCTTAGCCTTTTTGTAATAGTCTATGACTTTCTTCTGGTCATTGACATCGAATGGGCCGGGGCCGTATAGTCTCTTGCTGGCGTCCCTAACATCTTTAGGTACACCAAAGAACTTCTCTCCCATAGCGATAGTACTCTTCTTCTTATCGCCTTTGCGTTTCTTTACAGAACCGTCTTCTGAATATGTAATAGCCATGTTAGCATTTCCATTTGCGTAGGGCAAGAGCCTTACGTGTAGGCTTGCCGTTTGGTTTTTTCATTGGTCCTTTAACACCCTTCATCCTAGCACAGAACGAGCGTTTACGTGGACCACCTCCCGGCTGAGGAGCCTTGAGGTTAGAGCCGGTAGCAGCATTATACTTCCTTCTACCAGCTGCTGTCAATCCTCCTGAGCGAGACTTATGCTTCCCCATCTTGAGACTGACGTTCTTTTTCTTTACAGCCATTATGCTATCTGTAATTGTGATCTTTTCTTCTTGTTCTTCTTAACTAGAGGTACAGGTAATCCATGTATGTCAGGGTTATACTCTCCAGCATCGTAGAAACTACCGCCAGTTTGCATGTAAGAGTTACCTTGACCATCTAGAAAGAAACCTTTTTCAGTTACATAGTTCATGATAGATGAGTCAGCCTTGCCATCAGACAAGTTAGCTATCTTCAGATCACTTTTCTTATTACCTTTTACAAAACCTTTTGAACTACCACCCATAGATTCAATGAAATTTTTAAAATGTTTCATCTCAGCATCTCTGATAGCTGGTATTCTTATGTGATTAAAGTATCTAAAAGGTGGTGGGCTGAAATCTTTTGGAGTTATGTTTGCAATTTTTAATTTGTTACGCTTCGTTGACATTGTTGTTTGTCCTCTTGTGCATCTTAGCTAACCTGATAGGCAAGCTTAGTTGTTCGTAAGTTTCTTTCTTTTTAGGCTTGTTCCTTGGTCCCTTATAAATTCTATAAGGAGCATCCTCCATGTTAGGTTCTCTTCCGGGCATTACTTCTTCCTCATGTTTTTAGTGATTGCAGCCGCAACTTTTGGTCTTTTTTTTGCGAGTGCGGCTAGTCCCTTTGACGACTGTCCTTTCTTTGGTGGTCTGCCTTTCTTACTTCCGTAAGTGCCTTTACCCATTGGCATAATTAAAACTCCAATTTTATTTGTGAATGACGAAATTCTGTTTCGTGCTTTTTGTTTTGTATGACGGCATCTTTTCCTGATAGCTGTTCGTAAACTTGCATGAACATACTAAAGTAATGCCAGTGATTCTTAGGAATGTATTGTGGAGAGAGGCATACATATATGTGATCGAATTTATAATCATCAAACTTGTAGTTCTCCCTCTCAACATTCAAATAGTTTGGTACAATCTTTTCATTGAAGAAGTTTCTATGTTTACCAGAACTATTCTTATTACCAATCCAAGTATAAGAGTTAATTTTTTTCTGACTAGCTAACCATGCAACCCAGTTACCGTCGTGCACTCTGTTAGCATTACATATCTCAAAGTATTCTTTGTTTAACGCTGTCTCATAATCAAAGTCTTTAGCATAGTCTGCACAGAAAACATCGTCATGATGATCTATGTTAATAAGATCAATGTCAGAAAAATGTTTTATGTCAAAAAGTATAGAGTCATGCTCGTATCCAAAAGAGACACTCCTACAACTCTGTAATCCTTTTAAATAAATATCGAAACAAAATAATAAGTTACCTTGATCTATATAGATATGACTATCCCTGATAGCAGTGTGGTCAAATATATTTCTCCACCTTGTTGACGGGTTGTAGTCGTAGACCAAGTTATTATATATCTCGATACTTGGTGACATTATATAATCTAGATCAATACTTAAAACTCTCATTAAAAGCTCAAGTCTGATCTGTCTAGTTTTTCGATAACATCTTGCCTGTAGGCAGGGTCGCTATCATACCTTCTATCACTCATAGCTGCTACTAACTCAGCTTGGCTACGAAATACATCACCTCTGTTAGGTGCTGCTTTACCTTGTACCATGTTTCCTTCAAATCCTACTGCGTTTAGATACTGTGACTTTAATCCTGACACAGCAAACTTAATAGTTTCTAAATTACCACTAGCTACAATATCATCAAAAGCTTTGATTGACTGAGCATCTAAGTTTTGCCCTGCCCACTGAACCATGTTTGAATACTCTTGCTCTCCGCCTGCAAAGTTTTTTACTTCGTTAATCTGATTCTGCGTAACGTCTGGTACTTGTGCTGGTGGTACTGCTTGCCAGTCAGGGCTTTTAGTTACTTCTAAATAAGCATTGACTAAATCTGCGGAAGACATGCTCTGAAACTTTTGTATTGTTTCTGGAGATAGCTTACCGTTGTTATTGTAATACTCATCTGATGCCTCTGTAATTATACTCGCATTGTCAGATAAGCTAACGTCTTCTGGTTCAGCTTCTGGTTCAGCTTCAGCTTGCTCTGGTTCGTCTTGTTGTCCTAGTTTAGATTCTAGTTCTTTATAGGCTTTCTCTAATTCTTGAGCTGACTTATACTTGCCAGCTAATAAACCTTCTTGTTCAGCTACTAACTCTTCACCAACCTTCAGAGAGTCCTGTTCCTCATCGGATAGGACTTCTGTTTCTGGTTGCTGATCTGTAACTGTAAATGTTTGTTCGTCTGCTGCCATTCTATTCCTGTGGTGGTTCTTCTGGTGGTTGGTCAGGTAAGAAGCTTGAGATAGCTGCTTGTGCCTGATCTGCTATTTGTGGATTCTTGCTTGGGTCCATAAGAGGAGTGCCTGCAATCTGTCCTGTTTGATCGACAAGGGATTGTTGTGCTTGTTGCTGCATCATTCTTTGCTTGTCTTCTTCTATCTGTTCTGGTGTCTTGATTAGATTTAGAACGTCTATACCCTGTGCTGCTGCCAGTCTTGTGATAGCTTCTGCCGGGTTAACAAATTTAATTAAAGCTTCTGCACCTAGAGTCTGTGCTACTGTAGCCATAAATCTAGTGAGAGCTTCGTTGTCCTGTCCTCTACCGAGACTATTAATACCAGCTACTATCTTTGGTCTTACGACATCTTTAGGTAGTCTTGGTATTTGATTTGACCTCTGTAATATTAAGAGGTTTCTATTTAGGTAGGGTACTAAGAACTCTACCGTTAGTAAGCTGAAGATTCCGCCAAGCGATTGCTCCAGCTCTAGCTGAGTAAGGCGTACCTCTTCAGCTGTGACCCTTTCAGCGTTTCGCACGTTCATAACTAGGAACGCTTCAAGGATTCTCTTTTCTAATTGCTGCGACATCTGTGCAGCTGTAGCAAAGTCTGCTGTCTTACCGACTTGCACGACTCCTACATCTTCTGGTCTACCCTGTATGATAGCTCCGTTGCCAGCTTTGGATAAAGTTTGTGGCTTGGTAGTAGAGGAAGGAGACACAAGAAAGATAACTTTACTTGCTACACTTGCACCCTCTACGAGAGCTTGTGCTAGTCCATTGAGACTACGTAAGTCTCCGATAAATTCTTCTACTCTACCACGTCCGTAGTCTTCTCCGTCTACTGTATTGAATCGAAGCACTAACCATGGTGAGGCGTTTTTAGGAGCTGTACTGCGGCTACCCTCGAGGACCATATCGTCCACTTCTTGGTGCCACATCCAACGTCCACTACTCTCATCCAATTTAACACAGGTGTATACCTCAGCGTCGTCTTCATCTGGACCTTCGTAATTACTGTTAGGTCCCTGTTCTTCGGGAGGTTTTGCTATCCCTAGAACCTTTCTGTCAATTAATTCTTTAGTAACGATCTCTATTACA